GTGTGCTTACAACTGGCGCATTCTTGGCCTTGAAGGATTAACATGAACATGCTGGCCAGAGTCGTTCACCCACCAGGCATTGAAGCCATTGGCGTCCGTGACGCGCACCCTTCAGAGAAGTACCTATCGGTGGATGCCAATGGCTTCCTGCAGACATCACCAGAGACGAGTGGCTATGACGTGGCTGAGGGCGTCTATAAGGTTGCTAGCTATGTGTGGGATGCTGATGGAATGGTTTGGGTGCGAGCTACACAGAGCACGTCAGACGGCGGCACATCTACCGTCACAACAACCAAGCAGAAGCGCTTTGATCGCGTCTCTAGCACTCTGCTGTACCTTGGAGAAGCAGACCCTGGAGCATCAGAGTCAGCGCCTTCGTGGCGCATCCGTCGTATCCAGTTTGACGCCAACGGATTTCCTACCTCTGTAACGTATGCGGCACTTGGCGGGGCCAACCAAGCCTGGTCAAGCCGCGACTCATTAACCTACTCCTGAACACCATGACCTACCAAGTTGTTGTATCCAAGCGGTTCAATCAAGCCGCTATACGAGTAACCGTTGAGCACGACGGCCTTGCTGTAGCAGTAGACATGGCCGACTTCCTGCGCGAGATGGCAGATGTTGCCATCCCTCTATTGGCTGCAGATGCTACCCGCCATGCTGGCAACCCGTCTTTGCTGCTAACCAACGCGCAGCTCTCCAGTCGTATTGTCAGCAGTTTGGTGGCAGATGAGGTGCTTACTAGCCTTGCCATGGCTGCAGACGCTGCTGTGGCGGCTATGAAGAAGGCTGCGATTGTGGCAAAATAGTTGCGTTAGTTGCTTATTGAAACCAAACCAGGAAACCACCATGGCCACCAAGAAACCAAACCCCTTCGTTCCGTTCACCAAAGGCGGTAAAGACGCCAAGAAAGCGCCTGCCAAAAAGGCTCCTTGCAAGAAGAAGTAACCAGTGACAGACAACGACATCACCGCCTCTGAGCTAACCCTCAGAAGCCTCAACGAGATCAAGAACTCCAGGGGCTGGGCGGTCATCAAGGAGGCCATCAAAGACGACCTCCTGCAAGCCTGCCTCCAACTGGCAGACAACCCAGTGATGACGGAGAAGGAGATTGACTTCAGGCGTGGCTGCATCTCAGCAGCCCGCAACTTCGTCAACGTCCTTGACTTGCTGATCGCCAAGACTGAAAGCGATCTACTCCTGGCCTCTGCTGAAAGGCAGACGCATTTCAACCTCAACGCTACGGCCCATCAGGACTACCAGCCATGAACGACCAAGACCTTATCGCACAAATCTCAGCGCAGAAGCTCGGCCCTGCGCCAGCGCCACAAGGCGCACCTCAGGCTCCGCCGCCACCTCCAAAGGCAGACCAGTCTCCTACAAGCATGGAGAAGGCACAGGCCAAGGTCGCACCAAACGACCCTGGCAAAGAGTCAGCAGAGGCTGCCATAAACTTCCTGAAGGTTGGAGACCGGGAGTACACCGAAGACCAACTCAAAGGAACTCTTGGACGATACAAGGACTTGAACTACAAGTGGCAGACCAACAAGCCAACGCTCGACGTGCTCAACCAGTTGATGGATGCGTCCAAGAAGGCTGGCTACGAAGCCAAGCCAGAGGAGATGGCGCAGTTGGTTGATGCAGCTGTCAAAGCCTACATCAAGAACCCGCAGATGGGCGGCCAGAAACAGGGCACCAACGCTTCTGCTGCAGCCAAGCAGCCTATGGGCGCTGAAGCTGGCGGCGACAACACACGCGGAGATAGCGACTTCGGAGACCCTGACGCGCTCTACTCTCAATGGGAGAAGGAGAACGCTGTCAAGCTGCCACCTGGCTTTCGTGAGACAGCCTCCAGCCAGAAGGCGATGTCAGCCAAGGTTGACCAGATGATGGCCATGTTCCAGCAGATGATGCAGAGCGGCTTCGCTGGGCAAATGGATAAGAACCAGGCTGGTCAACTCAAAGGTGAGGCGCAGCAGATGGTGCAGCAGTCTCAGTCGCTGCAGTCTGATGCTTCACTGAAGATGGTATCCAACAACCTCAACGGTGCATTCGCGCAGGCTGGCCTTCAGGTCACGCCAGAGATGCGTGGAGACTTCCGCATGTTCGCAGCCCAGCGCGGATACGACTTTGCCGACTTCATGGATCAGGAGTTGTCTGCCATGGTGGTAGCCGACTACAAAGCCAACAAGGACGCACCAGAAGTCACCAGGCTGCGCGAGATGGCCAAGAAGCGCCAAGCCTTCACTGGCATGGCTGCAGGCTCTCCAGGAGGCGGGGCGGCGGCTCCAGCTGCAGGCGATCCAATGCTGGCCAGCATGGTGAGCAGCGCCATGGGCAAGAGGAACATGTAGCCATAACCGCTCAATCACAGACCCGCTTCGGCGGGTTTTATTTTGCCAGCATCTTTTGTTACATGGTAGTTGCGTTTGTGGCAAATTCATGCAATGGCATCAGACGCACGCTGCGGCTTATGTGGAAGACGCCAGATAACGGGGATATGCGGGCTTGAACTGCTGAAGCGGCTAGCCAACAAGAACCAAACCTGACTTTTTCGTAACCCATAAGGAAATCGCATCATGGCTACTATTGCCGGATTACGCGGAACAGGTCAATTCGACACTGACTTCCGCCCCACAAACTACCGTGAACTGTTCACGCTCATTGAACCAAATGGCACAGCACCTCTCAACGCGCTGTTGTCAATGGCTCAGTCCGAATCAACGGATGACCCGAAGTTCAACCACTTCCGCGACGAGCTGCCTGCTCGCGTGCTGACCTCCAATGCTATTGACACTAATGTGGCTACCACCCTCACAGTGACCAACATCAGTGACAACGCCTTCGCTGTACCTAACACGCTGCTGCTCAATACGCGCACTAATGAAATCGTGCGTGCTACCGCTTCCGGAACGACCACGACCGTGGTGGTGGCTCGTGGTGTGGCAGGCTCCACAGCCGCCGCTACCGTGGTTGGCGACAAGTGGGTGATCGTTGGCTCAGCAGATGTTGAAGGCGGCTCCAAGCCGACCAGTGTCTCGTTTGATCCGACCACCGACTACAACTACACGCAGATTTTCAAGACCGGCGTGTCGTTGACCAACACCCAGAAGGCTACCTATCTCCGCACCGGAGACAAGGAGCAGGAGATGGTGACTAAAGCTCTGAAGCTGCACATGGCAGACATCGAGCGCACCATGTTCTGGGGTCGTCGCTACGAGGAGAATGGCACTTCTGCCCAACCCCGTCGCTTCACTGGCGGCTTGTTCAACATGATCACGAACGTGACGGATGCAGTTTCTGGCTTCGCCACCACGAACACGATTACGGAGAACGAGTTTGACCGCCTGCTGATTGAGACGATCTTTGCATGGGGCGGCAAGCAAAAGCTGGCCATCTGCGGCCCTCGTGTGGTGTCTAACTTGCAGAAGATTGCCAAGAGCCGCTGGCAGCCCACCCAAGTGGAAGGCACCTATGGTGTCTCCATGACCGGCTACAGCACCTTTGCGGGCGATCTGAACGTGATCATGCACCCCATGTTCCGTCAGGTTCCTGGCTTCGACAGCACCATGATCATCCTTGATCTGCCTTACCTGAAGTACCGCTACATGGATGGCCGAGATACCCAACTCAAGCGCGACATCCAAGCGCCCGACGCAGACGGCACCGAGCACTACTACATGACCGAGTGCGGTCTGGAGTTGTTGCAAGGTCGCCCCCACCAGGTTATCAAGAACTGGCAAGCGGCTTAACTTGACGTGACCGAGTGACAGGGCGGCGATGAGTAATCACGCCGCCCTATTTTTTACCAACAAGGAAATATCATGACGGACGAAACCACAGAAAAGAAACCACGCGCCAAGACCGTTGCTACAGACGGCAACAAGGTCTACATCACCACCGGCAAACACACCTACCCGTTTGAAATCCAGATTCACGGAGAGGTTCTGAATGGTCAATGGACAGCCAGTGATGGAATTGTGGAGTTTGTTGTTCCAGACCACCTGGTAGCTGGCTTAGAGAAGCACTTTCACTTTGTCACTGGCAACCTGGTCGCAGCATAAGGAGTAGCCATGGCTGCCAAGAAGTCAACATCTCCCCAGATCACCAACCCTTACGCTCCCCTGGAGCAGTTGGCCCTGCGTGCGCTGCGCCGCTATGGGGAGATGTCGCCTTCCACCATGGATGGTGACACGCTGCTGGTGTTTATCGACCACGCCAACAGCACGCTGGATGACGTGATGGGACACGCATACTGGCAAAAGGGTGTCACCATCCCCTATTACACACACATCACAGACACCAGGCCTGTGCCTGATGGTGTCATCCTCGCAGGCATCCTGGCTAGATATGCGCTGGATCAGGAGTCATCCAAAGGCAACACTTTAGTTAATGAGTATTTTTTAAAGCTCAATCAGCTCCTACTGCGCGAGAAGATGGGCGTGGGTTCTGAGTTTGAGTTGCAAGCCGTTGATTACCAAGAAGGCGGAGTCAAGTAATGGCCCGCATCTCCACCAAGTACAAGCCAAGGCTGTACGCCAGCTTCGCAGGGCTTATTACCGCTCGCTCAGAGGTGTCTCTGGAGCGCCCTGAAGCACAGCCGTTTGTGGAGATGGATAACCTGTACTGCTCCAGCAAGGGCTACATCACCAACGAGCCATCCATCTCCCGTGTGAGTGACGAGGCTGGATACGTTTCGCATCTTCGCATCTTCGACTCCAGCAAAGGCTTGGTGGTGTACGCTGTTCGCGGCGCATCTGGCACGTCCCTGAAGTGCGTTGGCACTGGCGCAGTGGCAGAGAATATATGGCCGTCCTGGGCCACCGTCACCTCCTGCTACTTCAACAGCAAGCTGGTGTTGGCTGCTGGCCAGGAGTTCATGTATCAATTCGATGGCAGCGCCTTCGTCAAGATTACATCCAAGGCTATTGTTGGCGGCAAGTACGTCTGTCAAGCATCCAATCGCCTGGTGGTTGCTGGCTTCCCGGATGACCCTTACGAGATCAAAATATCTCGGGTCAACAATGCTGAGATTTACGACACAGACGAGCCTGTCGGAGAGGACTCGGTATTGCAGGCTGCTCGCCTAAACGTCCAGAACATCATCAATGCCAACGAGGGGATTCGTGGCATAGCGACATTTGAATCCAACAAGTTGGTGATTTTCACCAGCAGCTCAGCCGTGGTGTACCAGACTGACCCAGACTACAGCGGCTGGATCATCGACCCAACCGCAACCATTAGATACGGCTGCATCTCTCACAACAGCATCACCGCCATTGGCGGAGACCTGTTCTTTTGCTCTGCATCCGGCATCCACTCCATGCGGAGATCGTTGTTAAACGGCTCTACCATCTTCACATCCTCCACCTCCGAGGACATCACAGAGCTGTACCACGAGCTATTGGACAAGACGTCAAACCACGCAGACATCAGCGCCGTCTTTGACCCATCATCTGGCCGCTTCCACATCTTCTTTCCAGTCAACAACCTCCTGGCCTACCGACTGTCGGCATCCTTGGCGGATGCCAGAACCGAGCAGGACACGACCAAGATGACGTGGGCGATGTCGTCGTATGGCGGGCTAACGTGTGCTGAATATCTGAGCACCACAGCCTTGGCTGGTTCAACCTCTGGCATTCAGAGCATTGCCCCATGGTACGCCGCCGACCTGGCTCGTGGTGGCGGCTACGCCAAGCTACCCATCCTTTGGCAAGAGAACCTACTAGAGCCCAAACGCAGCCTTCATCTGATTTTTTATGCCTCTGGCTCTGGCAGTGTGAAATTCATCGCCTCGGATGAAACCGGCAGAGAGCTTGGCACAGTAGTGTTTGACATCCCAAAGGCTAACCAGATCGACTACCAGGGTGTGCCGCTACAGCGTCAGTTTATTCGACCGTTCAGCCATGAGTACCGAGGCTTGAGCCTGACCATGGTCTTTGCGCCTACTTCCAACATTCGTGTTTTCGCCATCGGCATCACCACCAAGGAGTAATCCATATGTCGCGTCTTCGCCAATACTTCGCCAGCCGATACGGCTCACAAGAGGCAACCTCAGCAGAGTTCGAGAACATCATTCGTTATCTTAACTCTGCGGAGTTCGGCAACCTTACTCTCTCTGAGTTGCTGGATAAGCTGTTTGACGAGAATGGCGACGTGTCACTCGACTTTGGATTTCGCTATGATCCATCCACTGGACTGGAGTTTCAACAAGACACGGGTGGAGAGTGGCAACTGCTCATCCCGTCCAGTGACCTACGAGGCCAGGCTGGCGTAAACATGGGCGTCATTGAAGGCCCATTGTTCAGTAATACCCAGCACTTTACAGCTACCGCCAGTCAGACCTCATTCAGCTACATCACAACCACCTCAGCATCAGACGTCCTGGTGTGGGTCAATGGCGTTCTGCAAGCGCCTACGCTGTACGCCTACACACCAGCCACCTCAACCCTGGTGTTTGCCAGTGGGCAGACTGGGGGTGCTTTGGTCACAGTGTCCACGATCCGCGCCAACCCATCTACGTCATTCCTGCGCGTCGAAACAACAGCCATTGACGGGCAAGTTTCCTTCCCATTCCCATTTGAGGATGGCGACGAGGTTGTGGTGTTCCGCCCCACAAGCACCATCATCATGACGGCTGGGCAGTCTGCTGGCTCCCTGTTGACAATCATTCGCATCTCCAACAACAACTTAGATGAAGTCGCTGGGCTGATGCTAGAGGATGCTTACTGTACCAACGGCCTGATTCAATTGGACCGCGTATCCATCGCAGACGGCGCATTGGCTCAAGCAAAGGTGGCTGGATTGGTGGCAGCGCTGGATGCCACGCCAACTGTCAATGTCGGCACGACGACGCCAACC